AATGAAGATGATAGTGATGAGGATGATGATGATGATAGTGATGAATATTCTACTGCATCTGAAGATATGTTATTTGCTACTTTAACAGACTTTCCTGTACAAGTTATTGCTCTAGAAAAATGTGAAAAGACATTAGATTCACTTATTATGAACGAAGGTGAAGATATGCCAGATGATGAGTGGGGCTCTATGCTAATTCAAGTAATAATGATGCTATTAGCTTATCAAAAAACATATCAATTAACACATAATGATTTGCATACAAATAATATCATGTATGTATCAACAGATAAACCATACTTATATTACAAATATGATAGTTCTTATTATAAAGTTCCTACTTTTGGGAGAATCTACAAGATTATAGATTTTGGTCGAGCTATATATAAGTTCAGAGGTAATGTAATCTGTAGTGACAGCTATCATCCAAAAGGTGATGCTGCAACACTATATAATTTTGAACCTTATTTTAATGAAGAAAAACCTAGGTTAGAACCTAATTTTAGTTTTGATTTATGTAGGTTAGGCTGCGCTATATTAGATTTTATTATTGATGATTTGGAAGATGAGCCAAAACATCCTAGACATGCAGCAAAACGTATTATAAGAAGTTGGTGTATGGATGATAAAGGCCGCAATATACTATATAAAAAGAATGGTGATGAGAGATATCCTAATTTCAAATTATATAAAATGATTGCACGTACTGTTCATAATCATACTCCAGATAAGGTTATACAAAATGGTTATTTTGATCGATTTAAGTCATCAAAGAAAAAAATAAGTAAGTCTGCGAAAATTATGAGTATTGATGATTTGCCTTGTTACGCGTAGGTTTTTAGTATATTTATAAATTGAATTGTTGTGTTTGTTGGATCTTCAAACATAACAAGCCACGAGATATCAGATTCACTCTTCAGAAGTTGTCTTATTTCTTTGTTTACCGCACTGAGGTAGTATATCATTTTAAGATTATCCAGATTCCATGATGTCATAAACGAATCCACATATATATTGATTACGAGGCGGCGGCGGCGCTCTTGAATCTTTTCATGTATCACATCGTCTGATGCTACATCTTCAGAGTATTTTTTTATTGAACGAAACTGTTTCCAGAGGGCCGTTTTCATTCGACCACCAAAGATATTGAGAAGCCGTCCTCCCTCGCTTGATGAGTTTTTACACCATCCATATTCATCAACGAATAGAAGTTCCGGTTTATCATCTTGAAGATCTCTGACTGGAGGTATCCAGTTGATTCTTCCAGACACATAATAAGTTATTAGTGTATGGATGATATGCTGCAGAACATTTATAGCGTCTTTGTCCAGATAGAGCTTTTGAATCATGCAGCAGTTTCCTACCCATGAAGGTTCTTTTTGTTTTATACCCCAATTTTTAATGCATTTTGGCGGTTTTTCCAAGCCACGTTTGATATTGGATGGATCATATTTCACCATGACATCATGAAGAAGCGCTTCGCGGAGTGTTGAAGGAGTTGACATTAGTGCAATTAAGTAAGGAAATAAGTATTTCAATTTTCTGATAAAGAATATATATAAAAGAGGGTGCTCATATAAAAGCGGATGAATAAAATTACAAGGTTTTATTACTATAAGCTATACAATTTAGTGAAGGTCCATAAACTCCCGGACTAATAAATAATGCTGCGGTTAATCCTACAATAATACAAGTAACAACCCAACCAACAATTGTTTTATAAAAAACCTTACAATTTACGCCACGACATTTGTTAGTATCTTCTAATAAACCAACACCAACAGTAGCTCCTACCTGACAATGTGTTGTCGAAAGAGGAATATTTAATCTACTTCCTGTAATAATAACTAATGCCGAACTTAATTCTATTGCTACGCCTCTTGAAGGAGTTATCTTAATTAATTTCTCACCAATAGCATATGTAATTTTTTTGCCGTAAACAAACAACCCAGCTGCAATACCTACTCCTCCAAGACCTAAGATCCAATAGGCATCCTCTTCCATGCTAGCTTTTTTATCTAATACACCATTTGAATTATAAATCGTCCAAATAGTTACAAAAGGACCAATGGCATTTGCCACATCATTTGCTCCGTGACTAAAAGAATCGCATATAGCTGTAAATATTTGTAAATATTTAAAAACCTCCTCAGTTTTATTATCAAATCTTTCAGCATCACTATGTAAAGAAGCAACCCTGTTTAATTCTTCTTCATTTCTAATATTAAACTCCAATTGTTTCGTTTGTAAATTACTTCGATTGCTATTATAATTTGTAATTTCAATACTATTTGATGTTTCTCCCATTTTTTCTTCAACATAGCGTTTTAATTTTGGTACTAATGGTAAAGTAATTATTGCGGACAATCCACCAATTCCAAAAGCAGCACCAAATGCTATATCTATTGGAGTTTTGTGAAGCCCTAATCCTTTTGCTCCTTTATAAATAATAAAAAATGTATTAATAGTCATAGTGGAACCAATCAGAACTGGGTAAGCCCAATTAATTCTACTTGAATTAAAATCTCTACGTAAAACGCAAGATCTTGTGATGCTATAAATTATCATAGCAAATATTCCACTAAAAACAGGAGATAGAACCCAACTCATTACTATTCCACCTACTCCACCAATAAATGGAAATGTATCAACAGGTTTGTACCAAATAACACAGTCGGATCCTTTTAGCAACATTGTCATACCTATCATTCCTCCAACGCAAGAGTGAGTTGTACTTACAGGCATTTCCAAATAACTTGCTGAAAACAACCACATACCTACTGCTAATATTACCCACAAACAACCATACATCAATATTTCTGGATCATCTTCAAAACATTTATAATCAGCAATACCCTTTCTTATTGTGTTCGTTACATGACTACCCATTAAAACTGCTCCTGCAGTTTCAAAAATAGCAGCCAAAAATACGGCTTGTTTTAATGTTAACGCTTTTGAACCAACACTTGTTGCAAATGCGTTTGCAGCATCATTTGCGCCAATTCCAGCTGATGTAAAAAATGCAAAACATCCTCCAGCAATTACTATCCAAAGATACATATATATAACTTACTCTTCACATATTTTTTTAAATATATTTATATATACATGTGGTCAAATAACAAAAATCATGTAAGAACGGCGACACTAGTTAATTCTAATAATGAAAATTATAAATTAACAGATGATGAAATACAAAAGTTATGGAAAGAATTTTATAGTCTGCACGGCAGACATCCTACTGATGAAGAGTTTGAAGATCTATTAAAAACAAACATCAATGAAAAAATGTCTGAGAAATTATCAGACACTAAGGGTGCTCGCGGTAAAATGATAAGTTGGGTTGAAAATCAGCCACATTATACTCAATGTATATTACATATTGAAGCATATAGAAATTATCATAAGGCAGAAAAAGAAGAGTTTGTGCAAAGAATCCAAGTAATAGATGAAAGATATGCAATTTATGGTAACTGGATTGATAGGATTCAAATTAGTATAATTGTGCTATCTGCAGTAGCTGCTTTTGTTCAAGCCGGAAACACTGTAATGGGATTTTCTGATATTATTATTCAATTTGTCACATTATGTATATCATCATATTCTGCTCTAGTTCTTTCAATATCGAAGTATTATAAACTTGATGAACAAAAGGAAAATATGAATAACTTGCGCAATCAATGTGCTGATTTAGTAGGAGAATTAGGAGCTAGAGAAGATAGATTAAATACTCTATGCTTTAAAGAATTGTGGACAGGTCCTCCCGGAGCACCAGCTCCTCCAGTATTAGAAGCATGGAAAAATGAACGTGCCGAACTGTTTACATCACTTAAATCTATTATTCAGAAAAAACAAACATTAGTCTCTATATTTAATCAACTTATAGACTCAGCAGATTCAAGAAAACTTATGTTACGTGCTAGAGAGAACACAATAAGATATAAAAAGGAAAAATATAGAATTGGCCATGAAGAAATCCTTTTAATCGCAAGAAAGAATGCTTTAAAACGTAAGTTCAAAGATGTAAATAAATATAATCAATATATTGAAGAGAATACTGAATCCGAGGATAAAATTAGTGTAGCAACACAAGCTTTCCAAGAGCAAGAAGAACTAGAAAAAAAGAAGGCCGCTGTTGATGCACAGTTGAAGGAAGAAAACGTAATGATGCAATTTGTAGAAAATGATCCTCTAGTACCTTTACGTCAATCACAGGAAACCGATATAGAAGCGAATATTATTGTTGATTCATCATTTAATACTGTGAATCCTTAAAATATAATTGTTATTTGAATTATTAATACAAATTACAATTTTAAAAGTCTGGTTTACCAGTAAATGCTGATAATCCACCACTTGCTGCGACAGTTTCATTTACTTGCTGAATAATAAAAAGGCCAATAACACTACTTACATAAACCATGATGAAATCTCTAAGCAAATCTTTCAAAACTAGATTTTCATCTTTTAATACAAAGCGTTTTTCAATAAACTTTGTTATAGCAAATACTACTGCAATAGCAGATGCAATTAGAAAGTTGTTCTCTTCCATCTTAAAATGTTAAATCATTATCTCTCCTTCTTAATAACGCATTAAACTAAAGTCTGGATATCTAATGCTGGAGCTGGTTTAACTTCTATCTTTTTGTTAATATCATGAATATCAGCAATTTCAAGTCTTACTTCTTCACCAATAGAAAGTGGGCCGTCATCATCCTCGTCATCTTCGGCTTCCTCAGCCTTACGTCTAGCATGTGCTTCTTTAGATATTTGCTCTAATCGTGCCACATTTTTGGGAGCATTTACGCTTGTTTCAACACCTGATCCATCTACAGCTTTATCGGTATCTGTAAATGACACCTTATCTGTTGCAACTACTGGTGAAGATACAGGAGGTTTTGGCGCGGGCGGTGTATTGTCAGATGCTACATCTTGTGATTCCTTTGCTACATCATCAAATGTATCAATAGTAATCACTGGTTCAGTAGGTCTTTCATTATTTGATCCACTACCAGAACTATTATTTGAACCAGCATCATCAGATGAAGATTTTTCCTTGACATCAGAAGCGTTAGCACTACCATCCTTATTTTCAGCCTTTACTTCTTCAACAACTGGTTCTGGAGCAGGCTTTTCAATAATTTCTTCAGTAGTTGTTACCTCTTCTTCTGTTGTTTCTGCTAGATAAGATTTAAGAATATCCTCAACTGGCATACTATCTCTAATGCTGTTCATAATACACTCCTTAATAATAACTTCAAGTTCTCTATTATGTTTTTGGATCTGCAGAGGAGCAATATCTTTCTCAAACAAATAAACGTTTGTGTAAACTTTTCTAGCAACATTAATATATGCTTTATGTACAAAGCTATCTACAGAAGGAACTTGCAAATCAATTTTCTTTTGGTCTTGTCCTACACGAATACATGTAAGAGCTTTCAGTTGAATAATATGTACACATGTAATTAAATCTTCAAGATATCCACATGATGATACTTCACAAATGCGTTTACGCTCAGTTTCAATAATTTCAGAGTTCCATTTTGGAACGCGAGAGAGAAAAGTTTGAAATGTCTTCAAATACTGTTCTTCCTCATCTTCTTGGACACAAAGCTGCCATGCTTCGTCAAAAATAGATCGAAGACCATTAATTACAGCAGGTGTCATTACATTTACTAAGCGAGCACACCACTCGTTCTTAGACTCAGTGAGACTGGTAACCGAATAATCATCCATTATTTACATAAAAGACACATTTTCTAAAGCGTCATCAGAACGTATTAAAAGATAATTTAAAATAAAAGTAATGAAGAGTTTCTCATTTCTGAAGTCTTTCTTAACTTTATGAAACATTATCAGTAGTTTATATCGCTTATCCAATGGTATATCTGATGATTGTTCAATATATGCTAAAAGATCTAACCCAGAATAACATCTCTCGTACATTTTATCTGCAAACTGCATAATATTTACAAAGTTTGATGCATCAATTTTCGATATATTTTTCTTTAACCAACTAATAGCACGTTTTGTGTCTTTTTCTTTTCCATAAGTTTTTTCATTATTGTACTCATGCAGATTAATTCTATTATTCTTATGATAAGGATATGATATATATATTTCACAAAATCTAGATAATATAGGTTTTAATAATTTTGCTTTATCAGTAACAATAACAAAAAATCTTGTTGTTGCACTGTACTGTTCAATACACCTTCTAAGAGCTGATTGTGCATCAATTGTTAATGAATCTGCATTTGCTAAAATAACAGTTTTAAAACAGTTATCTGATTCTAAATTAATATGAGTTTTCGCAAAAAACTTTAAATCTTCTCTAACAAACCGTATCCCTTTACCATGAGAACAATTTGCAAAAAGAACATATGATTTTATGGACTCTTTATTACCACCATATATCTTGTTTAAAAACTGTGTAACTATTGTTCTTTTACCAGAACCATGAGGGCCATAAAATACTATATTTGGTATTTTGCCATTTTTGAGAAAGTAATCAAGTTTTTCAGTAATATTACTATGTATGTTAAGGGCCATATAAAGAATATGGAAATGTTATGTTTAATATCATTACTAGAAGATTGATATTAAATAATTATGCCCAACTGTTCAAGCTTTGTGTATAAGGATTATTTTTGAATGCTGTAAGAATATCTGGATTAATGCGATCGCAACCCTGACACTGATCATAATATTGTGGCATATTAACATCGCCAAATGTTTGTGTGCTAGGGATGGCACTTGTTGATGCTGCTGGCGCATTTGCACGAGTATTCTGTCTTAAATCATCATTTCTAAGTGTCATGTTAATATCACCATTAAAAGAATCCATGCCACCCTGATTTGTTCTGCCAGGTGCAGTCCTGTTAGCATTGCGCTGATTATAATTAGCTACTTGTGACATTGATGCAGAATTAACAGGTTGAGCATTACCAGTAAACTGGGTACATGTTGTATCACGATGTTGTGGGCCAACTTTAGGATTTGCTACTCTATATCCATCTGCATTTTGCATCTGAACGTATAAATGGCCTGTGCCTTCAACTGTTTGCTCTTTAATTGTAGTACGCAGCCTATCACCTGGATTATATACTTGTCCATTAAATACTGGTGCTGTTGCATTACCGTTAATTCTAGCATTGCCTATAACGTTCTCCTTTCTTGTAGGTCTAATTGCATCCATAATTGGTGCGGTAATAGCACTAACTAACCCCTGTAATGGTCCCATTTCTTGAGCCTGACGAGTTGAAGATCTATTATTACATACATTGCTGTAACTACCATTACCATAATCACCTTTACTTGCAGGTCCTTTTGCAGTAGGAGCGGCTAGGCCAGGACCATCAAGTTGTTGCTTATGTGAATTGTTTTCATATGTATTTACGTATGTTGCTCTACCTGCATCAGCACCATCGCCAAAATAATTTGTTTCTGAATAATCTGGACGATTAACACTTTGAAGTTCAACTTGACTTCTATGTCTAGGTCCATGTTCTGCACCAACAGTAGTAAACCATCTACTTGGTCCAACTTCATAATCAGTATCTGGACGATTTTTCTCAACCTTTCCTTGAGTTTTCATATTACTAGATTCTTTAATACGTGATACTGCAGGTCCTTGATGTCCATCTAAACCAAAAGTAATTCTCGGATTTGTTTCAACACGAAGCTGATTAACTGTTTTTGGTAACCATGCATTTCTATCTTCAACTGCCGCATTATATCCAGACCCACTACCTTTAGTTGTAAAACCTTGGCCTAAGCCCGGCGCAACACGTTCTTCATCCCATGGTTTAATATTATTCATTTTTGTACTAGGCATCTGTCTAGATAGCATAAACTCTGTTGTATTTGGCATACCATTTGCCCATGTCATGTTTGCCTGAGGCTTAAAAAGCGGTGCTTGTTCGCGTTTTCTAATATGTTGACTACCTGCACCTTGCATATTATCTAATCTAGACTGAGCACCTTCATGGCCAGTTGTTGACCCTTTCACTCTAGCTCCAAAAAATGGTACCATATTGTTATGTTTGAAATCACCTTTATTTATAGGTTTTCCTGTTAAACCTAATGCTTGCTGTGTTCCTCCGCCATTACTATCTCTGGGATTATTTTGTTCAATTTGCTGAAAAACATCTTGTCTGAAATACTTATCAGTTGTTTGATTTGCATCTGGGTAATAACGGACATTTGTCTTTTCAAGAGGAGCAGTTTTAGGATAATTTATAGGTTTTATTGGTGGATCTACACCTGGTAGA